CCAGAGAGTTCGAAGGTACCCAGTAGATGGTTATCCTTGGCACGAGCACGCTCACCTTCGTATACTTGGATGAACACACCGGGTTGGTTGTCCGAATACGTCGAAAAAACCTGCTCCTTCTTCGACGGGATCGTCGTGTTCCGCTCAATGATTTTCGTCATGACACCACCAGCAGTCTCGAGTCCGAGAGAAACTGGAGCAACATCCAAAAGCAGGAGATCCTGGACGTTACTGTTATCAACACCCGAAAGAATGGCAGCTTGGACCGCAGCACCATAGGCAACTGCTTCATCAGGGGTTGATCGACTTTGTTGAGTTCCTTACCATTGAAGAAACTCGAGAGCATCTGTTGAATCTTAGGAATTCTCGTCGAACCACCAACCAAAACAACTTCATCAACCTTCGACTTGTCCATCTTCGCATCACGGATAACCTGTTCGACAGGTTCCATACACTTTCGGAAGAGATCAGCATTCAGATCCTCGAAACGAGCTCGAGTGATCGACGAATAAAAGTCGATACCTTCAAACAGCGAATCAATCTCGACTGTCGTTTGTGAAGTAGATGACAAGGTACGCTTCGCTCGTTCACAAGCTGTGCGAAGGCGGCGAAGAGCTCGAGCGTTCCCGGAAAGATCCTTCTTGTGTTTCCGCTTAAACTCCTCGGAAAAGTGTCGGAGAAGGCGAGCATCAAAGTCTTCACCACCGAGGTGCGTGTCACCAGCCGTCGCCTTCACCTCGAAGATACCACCCTCGATGTTTAGAAGCGACACATCAAAGGTACCCCCACCGAGATCGAAGATGAGTACATTCTTATCTTCATCCTTATTCTTGTCAAGACCGTAAGCAATAGCAGCAGCCGTAGGCTCGTTGATGATCCGAAGACAGTTAAGACCCGCGATGGCTGCAGCATCTTTCGTAGCCTGTCTCTGTGAATCGTTAAAGTACGCGGGAACGGTGACAACCGCATCCTTTACTGTTTTACCCATGAAAGACTCGGCAATATCCTTCATCTTCGTGAGTACCATCGAAGAAATCTCCTCGGGTGAAAACGTCTTCTTTTCACCATGGGACTCGACATTGATCATAGGTTTGTCACCTGGTCCAGAAATAACCTCATACGACCAATCCTTCATGTCGTCTTGGACCTTTTTGTCAGAGAATTTACGACCGATGAGACGCTTCGCATCAAATACAGTATTTTTGGGATTCATAGCAGTCTGATTTTTTGCAGCGTCACCAATGAGACGCTCATCATCCGTAAAAGCCACATAGGAAGGTGTAGTTCGGTTACCTTGATCGTTTGAAATAATTTCTACACGATCATGCTGCCAGACACCAACACAAGAGTACGTAGTTCCGAGATCGATACCAATTGCTTGAGACATATTATGTATTACATAGTCACTAAATCTTTAAAAGAATTCAAGCCTCTCTGCTAAATGAGGAAACGTCCTCTGCTTAAAGCTACGCTCGAGGTGGTCAAACATTTCAACCCGACATTGTGCATACCGAAGGCGGTCTTCGAGAGAAAACATATCACAGTCTTGACGCTCAGGCATGGGGACCCATGTGTCGAAATGTTCTTCGTACCAGGCAGCCTTATCGATGTTATCGTATTCTTGCTTCATCGTTTCGATCAGTGCATCTCTCGTGTAGCGTTCATCATCTTCATGTAACAGGGCTTCGATGTCGTGGATGATGTTATCATATACGGATACATTGCCACACGCGATGAAGGCGTTGCGTCGAAGCTGCTTGAACGTATTGAGTGTCGATTCCATTTTGGCAATGTCATCACGTTGATAAACTTAGGTAAAAAAAGTATAGACATATGTTAGAATGTCACTCGACGATTTACCGAAAAAGACGCAGTACATGATACTCGATTCACACTACGTGACAGGAAGTAACAATACGTTCTCGTATAACTTAACACTAGAGTCTAACACACACATCGAGGATATGGGTCGCGTCATCGGTATCAAGATGGTTGATTTTTACGTCACGAGTGTAGGCGAGGCTAACAAAAATAGTGATGACAAAGAAAGTGACATCCCTGAATACATAGATATAGTGTGTCCAGACATTCCAAAGGCTGCACAACTTCTGAGTGAAAAGCATGGACAGATACTCGAACGTATCCCACTGGAGTGTCACTACAGACACTCGTCGTCGACCATTCAAACAGATAGACAATGGCGAAGTTACCCGAGGAAAACAAATTACTTTAATCCCATATCGATCAAGCAACTCAATTTCCAGATATTCGAACACCGAGACGATCATACGTATCACCTCCTAAAACCAAGATACGATTGGCACATGATCATGGAAATCACGACCGTCAACCCACGAGAAAAACCACGAGATAAGAATGTCCAAATACTTCAAGCTCTTGAAAAACTTACGAATAAGATTGAAGTACTCAACATGAATGTGCGAAAACTACCCGACAAAGCACAAGAAGAAAAGAAGAAATACCCCTTCGGGTACCTGGTTCTTGCCATACTGGCTATTTTAGGGAGCTTCATATACATGGTAAACAAGGGTGGTAGTCCTACACCTATGGCATAGGTCCATTATCCAATACGGGGCTCGAACCCGTGACCCCAGCGTGCCTTATATAGATTCGACTCTATGTAAATATACAAATGTATAAGCACTGTGCTCTAACCAACTGAGCTAATTGGATATATGCCACCAGAGGGTTTCGATCCCCCTACCTCGGACTTACAAAGTCCGCGCTCTTCCGACTGAGCTATGGTGGCTACTATATCCTAATGTATGGTTTAATCTTTAAGCTACAGACGACTTCTTGACGGGTTTCTTGGGGGCAGGGCACTTGCATACCCCATCGGAGCCCTGAGGACCTTCGGGGCCCTGAGGACCTTCTGGGCCCTGAGGACCAGCGGGACCCTGAGGACCAGCGGGACCAGGGGGACCTTCAACGACAGACACCGAACCACCACCACAGTTGTCAACCATCTTGAGAAGAAGATCATACAGCTTCTTCTTGTCGACACGAACGTTGTTCATCTCCTCACGAATTTCATCCTTGAGAGCTTCCATGTTTATATATATAAAAGAAAGATTATCTTTATACATAATGATCTTCATAGGACCAACTCTTCTGAGTGGGATTGGTCAACACACGAAGAAATACATGGATCTCTTCCCGGATAGTAAGTACTACATCTACAACCAAGATATCCCAGAATGTGACCAGGCTTTCATGTTTGCCTTACCAATCGACGACATCATAAAGTTTGTACCATCCATCAAAGCGAAAGTGTAAACAGATCATATGCATGACCGTGTGTGAGACCGAGACCGTTCACGAAGACTATGGCAAACTCTTCGATCACTTTGACCGTATCGCCGTACCCAGTGAATTCTGTAAACGAGTCCTATCGAAACAGTTTCCGAGTAAAGAGTTTTTCGTGATTCATGCATACATCCCACAGACACCTTACACATTCTACCACATCGGTAACATTCTGGATCCACGTAAGAACTTCAAAAAGATCCTTGAAGCCTTCATTCGTCTGGATAAACCAGATACCCGCTTACTCGTCAAGTCAACATGTAAAGAAGATGTTAAGATAGATTTGAAACGTGTCGAAGTCATCAATGGTCTCGTATCCGAAGAGGCGATGAATACGATCCACAGTCGTGGTGATTGCTACGTAAATTTTTCAAATTCAGAGGGTGTTGGGATGGGTGCTATAGAAGCAGCCATGAGGGATAAACCCGTCATCGCGACAAGATATGGTGGACCGAGTGAATATCTTCAGTCGCCTTACATGATTGACTGTGAACTTCAAGAGTTGGAGAATGATGACTTTCTCTTCAAAAAGGGGATGGTTTGGGGTAAACCAAACTTTGACCAACTCTTGGAATTCATGGAAGATGCCTACAACAAAAGACTGACCTACATGGATCATTCGTATACTAAAAATATCATGTCACGAGAGAACATCTTAAAAGAATTCGGTGTCAATGTAGTTCGCAGCGAAGATGAGAAGACCCATTAAGATCGTTCCCGACATCACAGAGCCACGTTGAGCCACGAGGAAAGCGACGATGTCATCGATGATTTCAATGTTTGTTGGTTTTGTGGCGAAGCGGGGAACGGTGACACTTGTGATGATGTACAGAGACATTGCTATTATTACAGGTCTAAGCGTATCCTGATCAAACATTTATAGTAACTGTGATTTTAATTTATCGGAAACGTTGTGCTTTCGACAATAGTTTCCACATACAGCCTTGAATTTGCACCTCGACCCAGACATTGTCATCGCTGTGCAAATTGAATTCTTCACCTGAACCCTAGGTTCCTCGGGAACTGTATCGATAAACATAATCGTACGCTCACTCTTCTTTTTCGCATGCTGCTCGTATCGCTTCTTCATGACCCATGTCGCATTCGCCAAGTGTCGACACTTGTCGTCGGGTTCAGCAAGACGATACATCTTGGTTGCATCACCAAGGCACTTGTTCCACATTTCATCTCGAATGATCTCCATGGTTTTAGTTTCTTGAGATCACAAGAATAACGCTTCACTTAGGTATTTTTTTTCCTTGAATATTACAAAGTAGATGTTTTACCTTTACCTAGCCATTGCCGTCTTCTTGCTGTACACACTGGCCAAGAATAGACGTGTTGTGGCGAGTGCATCTTTGGATAAACTTATACGTCAGTCAGCACGATATGCGACAGCTTCGCAACAAGATGCTTCGCCGCTCATCGCGACACTTCATGCAAATTATGCTGCAGCGTATCTTTACGCAGCCAAGGATATCGCTTCAGACAGTCAGATCCACAACGCGACTGGTGTCGATGTCGTCAAATTCAAAGAACATATCGTCAACATCCAAGACATGGTGACCAAGAAGACTGTCGAAAAATGTCCCGAATTTTCCGGTGAAGTCGATCTGTACCTCGCCACTATTGCTGGTGAAGCGTAATCTGACAGTCTTGCATGGTCTTCACATGATCACCTTCGTCGTTGCGAACATTCTCGAAGACGTCATAGAGGTTGTTGACATCGTCGTAGTAATTTGAAGCCACAGCTGGAGGCTTCTCGAGGGAGAGACTCGCTCCATTCTGTTTGAGGAATTCGTCATAGGTATGGTAGGCGTGTTCCTCAACCTGTTCGGAGAGGTTATACGCCATCCTAGGTGATACCACATATAAGAGACACGTCAACCAGTAGTATGCAAAGGCTGTGTGCTGTGCGAAGAAGCGATCGATGAAACGTTCATCACCACCCAAATCTTCCATGATGAGAAGATGGTGATACTCGTTCATGGTCTGTGCGAAGTGCGTCTCTAAGAAGTCAGCCTTCCGCCACACACCGAAGGTTTCGTAGAGGTGTAGAACCGATACAAATGAAAAGTATGGTACACGAGCGACCGTCTCAAGGACATAGAACCGAGCATAATCCCGATCCTTGTACACCTTGTCGATAACATTTACGGCCGACTTGACGATGGTCTTGTTGATACGCTTCTCGAGTTTGGGTAAGATTGGTTTTGCAGAGGTGAGAGTGAGCATATAGTTTTCTATAAAATAATATTTTTAACCTAAGTTAAAAGTTAGTGTTGTAATAAGACTAAGAAAATATGGAGAGTGTTCAAAAGCTCACCCATATCGAACACATTCTCAAGAGACCTGACTCCTATGTCGGTCCAGTTGAACAGGGTACCGAACCCTACTGGATCCTTGATGGTGGAAAGTTCTCGAAGAAGAACCTCAAGTACTCCCCAGCTCTCTTGAAAATCTTTGATGAGATCTTAGTCAATGCCATTGATCGTAACTCTCTCCATCCCAAACAGGTCAGTTCCATCTCCGTCGCCATCGACAAGGAGAGTGGCTCGGTGACTATTGAGAATAACGGACCCCTTGGTGGGATCTCTGTAAAGATGCACGAGAAGGAAGGTCTTTGGAATCCTGAACTTGTCTTTGGTCACCTTCTCACGAGTACCAACTATGACGACTCCCAAAAGCGGATCGTCGGTGGTCGCAACGGCTACGGTGCCAAGTTGGCGAACATTTACTCCACCGAGTTTTCTATCGCTATCAAGGACCATGAGACGAAGCAGAGCTATACCCAATCATGGTCAAACAACATGACTATCTGTAACCCACCAAAAATCAAAAAACATTCGGGTGCCACGTCATCGGTCGCCATCACTTTCACTCCCGAGTGGAAGAGGTTCGGGATGTCAAAGATGGACGATACCATCTACAGCATTTTCCAGAAGAGGGTATGGGATGCGAACATCTGTACGACCCAAAACTGTAAAGTGAAGTTCAATGGTGAAGTTCTCCCAAAACAAAACTTTGAGGCTTACGCCAAGATGCATGAAGGTGTTCAAGAAGTTGCCTCTGTTTCTGGAGACCGATGGTCAGTATGTATCGGACCGTCGGAAAATGGTCTCGAGCAAGTCTCATTCGTGAATGGTCTCTGTACCATGAAGGGTGGTACACACGTCGATCACGTCGCGAACCATATCGCCAATGCTATCATTGATGATATGGCCAAGAAGATTAAACTGAAGCCTCAACAGGTGAAGAACGCTTTCACCATCTTCGTGAAGGCAACTTTGGAGAACCCAACCTTCTCGAGTCAGGTGAAGTCTGAGTGTACCTCAAAGTCTCCAGACTTTGGTTCGAAGTTTGAACCACCCAAAAACTTTGTGAAGAATGTTTTGAAGACTGGTATCGCTGATGAACTCACAGCACTCTCGAAGTTCAAGGAGATGAAAGAACTCAAGAAGACTGATGGTGCCAGGAAGTCTAAGATTACCGGTATTCCCAAATTGGATGATGCGAACAAGGCTGGTACGGCACAATCTGGGAAGTGTACCCTCATCGTGACAGAGGGTGACTCAGCGAAGACACTCGCTGTCGCTGGTTTATCTGTGGTGGGCCGAGACCACTATGGTGTCTTCCCTCTCCGTGGCAAGTGCAAGAATGTCCGAGACTCTTCGGTCGCACAGTTAACCTCTAACCAGGAGTTTAACGACCTCAAGAAAATTTTGGGTCTCCAACAAGGGAAGGAGTACACAAGTGTTTCGGAACTTCGCTACGGTCGCCTCATGATCATGACTGATGCGGATAACGATGGTTCTCACATCAAGGGTCTCATCCTCAACATGATCCATTACTTCTGGCCCAGCCTTTTGAAACTGAACTTTGTGGTCTCTATGGTGACACCAATCATTAAGGCGACGAAGGGTTCTGACACCAAGTCTTTCTATACCGACTCTGCGTTCCGGACATGGTACGGTAATGGCAAGGCTGGGTGGCGAATCAAGTACTACAAGGGTTTGGGTACCAGCACGAGTGCCGAGGCTCGTGAGTACTTCAAGAAGATTCAGGATCTGACTGTGAAGTTTGACATGGACACGATGACCGATGACTCCATCGTACTCGCCTTTGACAAAAAGAAGGCGGATGCCCGAAAGTCTTGGCTTCTCGAGAGCACTGCTAAGGATGCAAACCAACTCGAGGTTCCTTATGGTGACGTAAAACAGTTGGATATCACCGACTTTGTGCACAAGGACCTGGTGAACTTCAGTCTCGCAGACCTCAAACGTTCTATCGCTCACGTAGCAGATGGTCTCAAACCTTCACAGAGGAAGGTGATGTATTCGTGTTTCCAGAAGAATCTGACGTCCGAGATGAAGGTGGCACAACTGGCAGCCTACGTGGCTGAGAAGAGTGCCTATCACCATGGTGAAGTGTCCCTGGCTGAGACGATCGTTAAGCTGGCCAATGATTACACCGGGTCTAACAATATCAACCTTCTTGAACCCTGTGGACAGTTCGGTACACGGCTCATGGGTGGCAAGGATGCGTCTCAAACGAGGTACATCTTCACGAAGTTGACCAAGGAGGCTCGAAAACTCTTTGACCCTAAGGATGATGCCATCCTCAACTACCTGGATGATGATGGACGGTCGATCGAACCAGACTTCTACATGCCTACTCTTCCGATGGTTCTCGTGAATGGTACAGAAGGAATTGGAACGGGGTTCAGTTGTTATGTTCCACCCTTCAACCCCGATGACATCAAGGATAACATCAAGCGAGTGTTGGAGGGTGAAGAGCTCGTACCCATGAAGCCGTGGTTCAGGGGTTTCAAGGGAAAGGTGTTCAAAGATGATGGCGGTCTGTGGATTACAGAGGGTACGTACAGAGACACTGGATCCAGACTCAAGGTTACGGAACTTCCACCTGGGCGTTGGACCCAAGACTACAAGGAATATTTGGACTCGTTGGCGGAAAAGAAGATGATCACGGGCTATACGAACAACAGTACAACCGATGATGTAGACTTTGAAATCTTCGGATACTCAGGGAAAGATATCGTCAAAGATCTCAAGATGCGGAAGACCTTCCATGTTTCAAACATGCACCTGTTCCACCCCACCAAGGGCATCAATAGGTACGGGAGTCCAGAGGAGATTCTTCAAGACTTTGTGGAACTCCGACTCGAACACTACAAGAAACGAAAAGCCCACCTCATCAAGGTTCTCGAAGCTAGGGCTATCATGTGTGACCACAAATCGAAGTTCGTGTCGATGGTTATCGAGGAGGAGTTGATTGTGTTCAAGAGGAAGAAGGTGGAACTCGAGAAGGAAATGTCATCGATCTTCCCCAAGATTGATGGAAACATGGACTACCTCCTTAACACGAAGACGGTCGAATACACACAGGAGCGTGTTGAAGCTCTCATGAAAGAAGCGTCACAGGCGAAGAAAGAATTGGAAGTAATGTTGAAAACGAGCCATGTCGACATGTGGAAGATGGACATTAAAAATATGTAAACCATTAGTAAGATGCCCACCTCCAGTGGTGCCGGTGTATCCCTTAACGCCATAGGCAAACAGGAGTCATACATATATAGCGACAATGTAGATGAGTCTATTTTTAATTACGATCTAAAGAGGCATTCCAACTTTACAAAGTTTCATAGAACTACGATCGTCAATAAGAGTCCCACGTCCCCTACATGGCCCTTCAATGAACGTATCAAGGTAACCTTCAATCCTCAGAATATGGGTGATCTTTTGAGTAACATGTACGTACTCATTAAACTTCCCGGGTTAACAACTGGACAGAATTATGCCGACCAGGTCGGTCGTCATCTCATCAAATCGGTTACCATGCGTGTAGACGAGATCGAAGTTGAAAAGATTTATGATGACTGGATGGTTATACACGATGAGTTGTACCTCGAGGTTTCCGAAAAGGTTGCGAACCGTTTCAACCTGAATCGTATGTTAGGGTTTGACACGGCAACATCGAATGGTGCCTATGCGGCGTTGGATTCTGAAGTCATCATCCCTCTCCCGTTCTTTTTTTCAAGAAAATACTCCAGTGACGAATATCCGACAAATGAACCAAACAGACCTTTCTTCCCATTATGTGCGATTCACAAACAGAAAATAGAGTTCGAGTTTGAGTTCCATACACAAACGTTCTTTACGTCGGCACCAACTACGATCATTCTCGATAATTTCAAAATTGTCACAGAAGAATTTACAATCGACCCAGATGAACGCATCTATTTAAAGAACCAACCATATACGATGATCACGGATGTAGTCAAGAGACACCCAACGTCCCAAACTACTGCAGGTGTTGACAGTATACGAACAAATCTTGTTCCCAATAACCGGGTCAAATCACTGCACTGGTTTTTGAGAAACACGGAATTTGAAAATGTAAACATAGCCACCTTTGAACCAGAATTCGACATCTTTAAAATATATGCCAGAGATTGGAATGGACCTTTCACCTTAAAGAATATTTCATTTTTTACCACTCTGACACAGGGGGGTGTGACTACATTCTCTCGTGTTGGTTTCAGTGAAGAACCTGTGGTAACAGGTAATAACGAAGCCGGGACCGAAAAGGTTGGAGAGTTTTTTTCAACGGAATACAACATCGTACCATGGACAGATGATCCAGTGTCAAATGTTCCAATCATAACAGTAAAGCTACCCTACAAACTCTTTTATAGAGAAATTCACCTTTGAGTTTTACACTGAATCATCATCATCATCATCGGCATCCGGCGATGATGATGGAAAAAGATTCACGAATATACCAGGCTTTCGACATCGAGAAGAAAAATGACGAGAACTCAAGTTCTCATGACATCCGAAAAAATTACAAACTTTGTAAGCCTTTCTCAGGAAACATTCACACAGTCCTATAGCATCGACCTCGATACATCTGAATTCAGGGTACCAGATGCAAACTTCTCAGACTATTACTACATTCAGAATCGATTCAACTTTTCGACGACACCAGATTTCGACGAAACCTTCACCTTCTTCAACCCAGTCATGAAAAGTGCTAAATTTTTTATTCAGGGAGTTGATTTACCAAATATTTCAAGTACTACAGATTCGTACTACAAATACATGATACCATATCAAAAACGTCTATCTAAACCCGTGAGGAACATATACACCTACTCATTCGCGATTAACCCCGTCAATGTCAGTCCATCTGGAAGTCTGGATTTTAGTGACATCCAATCAGAAAGAACAACCCTCGAAGTAACCCTTCAACCTGATCTTACTGACGTATACACACTATACATCTACTACACCGGTTACCAGACATTCAATTTCGAAAACGGCTTCATGTCACTCGTTTACTAAAAAGGGTATCCTTATTTTTTGAGATGTAGTCGATGATTCGATTCTTGATACACCATTTGATGAAGTTCAACTGAGCGATAGTCGTTTGAACTTCATGAGATGTCCCCGGAATCGTATATGTGAATTTTTCAGACCGAGCAAAGGGGTCAAACAATTTTTTACTGTACCCATCAAGACTCGACTTGTAGGCACAGTGTACAGTGAATAGACGACCATTGGACGTCGTATAGGAAGTATGATTTTTTTTCGCATAATTCGTGATGAACCATTCGATGTTTCTAAGTGATATACCACCGGACTTGTCTAGGATACCCAGTAATGTAGATTTATTCTTGTCATCGGAATAGAACTCGTTTACGGAAGATAGCAGAATGTCTGTTTTACTCATGTCTTCTATAATACAGAATTGAAATCTATAAGCCCCTTATTTTCAACCTCTCCTGACGTGGTGGATGAGATTTCATCAATAAATTCGATCGTGTGTTTTCGAACCAATTGACTGTGGTGATGTTTACAGTAACCATCACACCTTGCCTTGAGATTGCATCTAGACATATTCTTCTTCAGACCCCTACACGTGTTATCTTCTTCAACGGGAGCATCGCGTAACAGAACACTATACGGAATACTGTAATTCACAGAGACGACTCGTAGGTAATCACTATAAGAACCATGAATCGATCGTGCCTTTTCTGTAAACACGTTCTTTGCTTCTACCAAATCAGCCTTAGAAGTCTTTGATACTTCGCGTTGTTCTTCCTTGAGTTTTCGAATTTCATCTTGAAGTAGAGACCTTTGCTTTTGATGCTCTTCCTTGAGGTCGTCTATGATCTTCTTAGTGGCATCCTTGGTATTGTTCTTGTGATTCAGAATCTCATTTTTGTATTCCTCTTTCGCCTTTTTCAAAAGTTCGTTGTACTCACCCTTAATGATCTTTGTTTGTTCTTCGACAGCCTTTTTTACTTCGTCGCGGAACAAGGCATTAAGTCTCTCGTCCATCTTAATACTGTATCAATCGTAATTTTTAAATACCTCATCGTATGTCAACTTGTCGGAACGAGCAGCCTTGATCCTTTCTCGAAGTTCGGCAACCTTACCCACAGTATCGAGATTATATTTCTTACACTCTTCGATGAGTTGGTCCTTCTTCATACCACTCAGTGCTGGTTCTCTCTTTTTGGGTGGTGGTTTATGTTGAGCGATTAAGTCACCGAAGATTTCAGTCCTTGGGTTTTTCACGAGGGGTTCCAGAAGATCACAAATTGGATTCAAGAACTTGTTGGTGAAGTAATGGTGGTAATCGACAGGGATATCATTTTCCCTCATGAATACCGGATCTTCCGCCTTTTCGTAAGCCTTCGCCTTCGGGTTATCCGTTTTCACAAGAATGTACGGTACTCGATCACCAGATTGTGGTTCGGATCCAGGCTTTCTTTCACGCATCTTGTCCCTAACCCGAACATGGGGCAGGTTCGGATTTTTATAGGAATCTCCCAACTGCTGTGAAAGTATGAGTTTATCAACGGGAACTTCACCTTCTAGAAGATTGATCGCTCGCTCAAGAGCCAATTGTTTCGGGGGTCCTGGATCACTACTTTCTAGTACGACATCCAGAAGTTCCTTGCATACTTCACGAACGAACACTGTGTTGTCACGACGCACAACCTGGAGTCCCTTGATGTCGATGTAGTCCATATTCATCTCACCCTCTTTGTCCCTGGTCCATAGCTTGGCAGCGTAACGCTTCTTACTGTACAGAAAGTACGGACAATACACCTTCTCGAGTTCGAGATTGTTGGGTTTCTTGAATAGGGCCGTACACTCTTCGGCAGCCTTTTCGCCCAGATCCCAACTGTATTCAATCGCTTCCATTCCCGTTCGACCACCAACATCAAACTCGACCATTACTGAATCCGTATCCCCATATCTCACCTTCGCACCCGGGAAGTTCTTCTCCACGTACTCCTTCGTCTCTTCGATCATACTACGCCCCTTGAAGGTTGTCGTCGAGGCGATCGGTACACATGGAAGGATGCCTTTACCAGCACCAGTGAATCCGTAGATCGAGTTCATGCTCACCTTGTAGGCAAGCTGTTTACCATTGTAGACCTCCTTCATGAACCCCGTCGCAGCAGCCATATCCTTCTTTGCCTGTTTCCTAAACTGTTTAAGTTCTGCCAGAATACTCGGAAGGAGACTGGGTACATCCTGTGCAAACTTGTAGGTGCCACCATTCAATTCAAACGTTTCATAATTAACACCGGGGATGTTCCCATAACGCCTTTCATCCATGACGAACGTCGAATAACATAGATTGTGGGCCATCATGATCGAAGGGTACAGACCTTCGAAATCCAGTGCCGTGATTGGTGTATAGTACGCACCACCCTGAGCTTCTAAAACGGTCGCACCTTCATAGGGTTCAGGTGGGATAGCCCCGTAGCGAATCGTGGGGACCATGAAACCCAATTCCCGAGCCTTCTTGGTCAGCTGACTAAAAACCTTAATCTGCTGTCCACGTTCCACGAGGAATGAGATGGGGACCCATGTAGCCTTCGCCATCTCCAGGAGGTTCAGAAGTGTACAAAGGCGTTTCATGAGGCGATGTGGTAGCAGTGTATCCTTGATACAGTATTCGGCAACTTCTCGGAGTTTGACGGGGTCACCTTCAACGAAGCGAGCAAACATCTCCTTGGGAGGCATATCAATCTTCTGATCACCCAGGTAGAGTTTCGAAACGTTGTCTAGCTTATAGCTATCAAGTTTGTAGCCCTTCTTGACTTCGTGGAACAGGTCGAAGATGAATCGTCCAGTCATGGGAAGAAGCTTCAACATGTTATCACCCAAAGCACTCGACGATAGACGTTTGTAGACCATTTCTGAATCGACATTCTTCAACTTCCCAAGGTTGTAGAAAGAGTGGCTACACCCAACCTTTGCAGCTCGTTTGTAGATGTATTCAAGATCGAACCCGAAGATGTTCCAACCCGTCATGATATCGATATCCTGCTTGATGATGTAGTCTCTGAATGCTTCAAGCATTTCCCGTTCTGTATCATAACTGATGATCGTAGAACCTTCCAGGTTTGGGTCGGTTTTTTTGAAACATAGACACGTTTTGTCATAGGGTTCATCCGATCCAAGTTTACAAAGAGTCAAGGCAATCTGAAAACAGGCATCACCATCTATGTCCGCATCAGGAAACTTTCCAGTAGAACTATTCGACTCAATATCAAAGGATGCCACGACGAAGGGTGCCACGTCATCACGTTTGACAGGTGTGAGTGTTTCCCAGTTGTTACAGAACAGGTCAATGTTGACATGTGCAAGATTGGATCGAACACATTCACTACCAGTATCCAACCACCCCGTGGATTGAATGCCTGTTCGATGCATCATACGAAGCATGGGATCAAGATTGGATTCATACACCTTCAGGGGAAATGGACCACTCGAGAGGTTGAGAGGTTTTTTCAGGAAGTAGTCAGTCGTTCGCCGCTTCTTCAGATTGGAAAATGTGATACGCATGAACAAGAATTTTTGATTATTTTGAAAACCCCAGATATCCTTCGATTCAACGACGGTGTACCCGGTGCACATGTCTTTGATGTGAGCGTAGATTTCACGGGCATACTTGATATCAGGAAGCTTAATGTAAAAGTATGGTTCAAAGGTAGTAGTTACACACACAGACTTCCCATCCTCTGTCTTACCAAAGATACTAATCAAGTGATCCTCATCTTCATCACGTGCTTCCCATGTGAGTGCCTGAAATACAACCATCCTTCCTTATGTACACTTCGAGCCAAAATTTTAATATCGTTTACTAGTAAATGTCAGCCGCTTTGATTGACCTCGTGTCCAAGGGTGCCCAGGATGTCTACATCACTGGTCAACCCGAAGTCAGTTTTTTTCGTCAGAACTACAAGCGTCATACGAACTTCTCCATCAAGCCTGAGCGTATCGATTACATCGGATCGTTCAGTTCGGGTGCCGAAGTGACCATCCCCATCAAGTCCAAGGGTGATCTTTTGAGCTACGTATGGATCGAAGCCCCTGGCATCGCCGCCACGGGTTCGAACACGACGGGTCTTTTCTCCAAGGATTCCAACCCAACTGAGTTCCTTCTCTATGTGGGTGGTCAGCAGGTCTGCCGCCTCGATTCCCTCTACGTCCAGGGTGTTCACAACGTACTCTACAACGAAACACAGGCTCGTGCGTCGACGGCTGTGTCTACAGCTGAGATTAAGGAGAATGCGAAGAATGCCGCGGGTACCGCTGATCACTTCGTGATTCCCTTCTTCTTCAGTCAGGACTGGACCAAGTCCCTTCCTCTTGTTGCCATGCAGTACCACGACGTTGAGATCCGCATCAAGTGCCGTGACGGTACCTTTTCGTCAACCCCTAAGGTGTATGCGATGTATGCCTACCTCGACACCGATGAGCGTAAGTTTTTCACGGACAACGAGCATGAGATTCTCATGACACAGACACAGTACCAGATGGTTGGTTCGACGGACACCGACATCGATCTCACGTATTTCAACCACCCTACGAGTGCTCTTCACCTCGTGTCGTCTAACGTGGGTGCGACGTGGGATACGGCGTATGCTTTCGACGATGCCACCTTGTACATCAACGGTACACCTCTCTCCGAGAACATGTCCAAGGATTACCACCATAACGTGGTTCCCAAGATGCATTGCCAGGCTCTTCCCGACGATCTCCTCGAGACTGCTCCCGTGTACACGTGGCCATTCTGCCTCAACGTCGGCAAGTCTCAGCCTTCCGGTTCCTTGAACTTCTCTCGCATCGATACGGCGAAGGTGACACTCAGGAATGTGTCCGGTGGTAACATGTACCAGCGTATGTACGCAGTCAACTATAACATTCTTCGTATCAAGAATGGTATGGCCGGTGTTGCGTTCGGTAATTAATTTATGAGTTCATATAAATAAGTATGTCCGCGAAAAACGCCCGCAATGAATTCAATAAACTGTCGGCAGGACCTACCCCTTATATGGACACAAAAGGGCGTCGCATTAGGTTGTCGGGAAGAGGTGCTCTTTACACAGAAAATTCAAAGGGGAATAGGACATACAATCCCACAGCGGCCTTTATAAAGCCAGTTTCGGGTAACGGTAATAGGGTGAACATCAACAACAAAAATGTTATGACTGTCCCCAAGAACATCCGCCCTTTCACATTTAACAATAGTTTAGTACATTGTCGGGCGTGTGGTAAGACATATGATGGGTTTGCACAATGTTGTTATGAAATGAATCACGTACGCGTACCCAAACGCAATTAATTCCAGTTGTCAATCAAAGTTTTAGTTTTTTCGAACATCTTCTTCCCGTGGAAGGTGTTGTTCTTCTCCCCCTCCCAAATTGTGAGTCGGTCTTCAAGGAACTCCTTGAACTTGTCCGAGTCACAGTTAGACTTGTATCGAACCTTTTCATTCTTAAGTGCCTGCTCCATAGCAGCTATACGACCATCCATTGAACGCTTAGCAAGTTGATCAGGAGTGATACGAGTGGACACATCGACGGGCTTCTTGTTCATTTGTACTATGGACGACCTTACACTTTATACCACTTAAAAATCTCTATAGATATTAAATGATACCCCTTCTCATAGCTGGTGCACTCACCGGAGCCCTCGCATACACCTTTATGGGACAGAATCTCATCTCCGCCTCAGAAGCCAAGCGGCTCATCGACGAGGGTAAGATAAAGAAGGTTATCGATGTTCGTACGATCACCGAATATCGTACAGGACACTATCCAAAGGCACTCCATATCCCCGTCAATAAGATGGACGAAAAAACCACAGCGGAACTTCCCAGGAAGGGGTTACTCGTCTACTGCAACACTGGGCAACGGGCCAGGTTTGCGGCAGAGACATTGGAAGAACTTGGGTTCGAAGATGTCTACTACATCGCCGGGCATTACTCGAGCTTACTTTAGTTTGACACCCAAGACTTTCCTCAACTTTTGGAGTACCGCGGGGTCGGGGATGGCTCGTCCCGATTCGTAGGAACCAATGACACTCACATTCACTCCGACTGCGATTGCTAAATCTTTTTGTGTTTTGAAACCTTTAGCAATACGCCCCTGTTGAATCATCTTGGCCATGGAAAGTGTCACCTTCTTATGGGTACCGATCTCCTCATCTTCCAATTTTTGCTCCTTAGTACGTTCATAGTGCTTGGGTGGGGGTCTGACAGTTTTTCCATGAATGACAACCGGAGTCCAGTCCTGGTGACTCATCTGTTTAGATATAGCGTTTCGTTTTTAAGATTCTTTCCAAGCGTTCTCTTTCTCTTTGCATAAATATCGTAACCTGGTCAATTTTACCCTCTAATGTCACTTGACCATGTTGCTTCATCATGGAAACGTTTCTGACGCGTGTCAATTCAATCCATGACATTTTGGACTCGGGTGTCTTGCTATGATGTAAAGCTAATACAGCAGCATCTCGTTTGACGTCTCTAGGAAGTCCCTGTCCTTCATAACAGATGACAACATGTGACCCCGGGTAACCACTTGCATGCATCCACCAGTGTTGGGGATCACTCATGTTTGTGAGATGATCATTTTCTTTTGCATTCTGTCCAACTCTAACAACTATATTACCTGAGGCAGTATATTCCAACATCTCTTATATAAAAATTTAATCCTTATATTTATATATGGATCTCGTTCCTGTAAAACTCCTTAAAAATCAAGGTGTCAAAAAGAAGATTTTAAAAATGATGAAAGATAATCCGAGTATCGATAAGACGGATTATCTCGAAAGTCGTATAGAGACGAACACGGTTGCAAAAAAACTCATGGCTATCGAAAACGCTTCTGAACTTGCCAAACGTTTCTTATTCAAGGGTGATACATTCGACGCAATAGGAGAAGCCATTAAACTGGAATCACAGCAAAATTTCGATTTTTCCTGTAAACTGAATCATAGACGAACGAATGGTGTCGAATATATCCATCTCGAAAAGCACTACCCCGATACCGGCGAAGGTCACTTCGCACTCGCGAAAGTGAATCACAACAATAAAATCATAGAACTCTATGATTCAATGGGTAGTAAAAACCCCGAATTCAAGAAGGATTTACAGGAACGATTCCCGGAATATAAAAGGTTCTATAAGGGTCTACCCCTCCAACCTTCTGGTGGGATCGTATATAATACACCTACCGAATTTAACCAGAAAGCTAAGATTCGCTTCAAAACCAACGAAATGCTCATGAAGTCCTTTGAAATATCACAGTACGATGAATTATCTCAACACCATTTCTGTTACATAGAAGCGTTCGTCATGCTCATGCACAAAACACTCGGTACACCCATCGGACCTAAAGATCCACGTAACCGTCTTCCATTCCTTAAAAAGGTCATATGGGGTCTGGTTCATAAATTCACACCAATGTCTGAGCGAAAGGGGCCTGAATGGGAATATTTTGTCACAAACTTCAAATACTACATGGTCGTCACGGATGAAAAAAATAAGCGTCTCAAGCTCCAAAACATAGCTCAAGTGGCACCCAATGGAATACGTAGAAAGGTCCTATCAATTCGACTTCCTTCGAATATAACGAGTAAAACATCACTCAAAGAAATTGTCACGGTACAGTAAATGCACGTCGTTCTTAAACCCAGTCCATCTGTTGCACATAAATATCGCGTCATCCTACCAAGTAAAAGAGCCATCGATTTCGGTCAGAAGGGTGTCCAATATTACACTGATCATGGTGACGCCCGTCTCATGCGTGCACACCTTATTAGGAAAGGAGCTGTCATTCCTAAGAAGTTGCGGGTAGAGACAAATCACCATGAAATTCATCGGGGTATGTTGGCTATAGATGAAAGTGAGAAGGAAGATTGGGAAGACTTTTTCAGGGCAGAGTATTGGGAACGGTGGATGCTCCTGTCCTACCCCGATGTCAATAAGGCCAAACTCTACATGACAATGACCAAAGGTGTCCTCTTCATGCCTCAATCAGAAGACTTTTGGTACTGTGACAATAAAAATATAGATAGAATATAATGAGTTGTATCGTCGGACAATCGAAACGCGAAAACAATGTTGAAATAGAACCCATGGGATGTAGACCAGTTAGTCCCGATGTGTGCAAATCTGGCTTCATGGCCCCGAGTGAGAATATAACGAAACCCAAGAAATCTTTGGATCAGTGCTGCAAATGCCAACCTGATAAAACATGCTCTTTCTGTATCGACCCATCTAAGTGTACAGAAGAGGAGATTGAACGATACGTGGCGGATGAAGATGATGAATGTTTTTCTGATGACACGGAACTGTACGAACCGGTTCCACCAGAAGAACCCATGGAAGAATTCATCCCCGAAACGAAAGAAGCTGAGGAGAATGCTAATGTCTTATACTACATTTTAGCCGGGGGTATATGCATGTTTTTCATTGCACTTCTTTCACTGACCCGTTGATCCGAAACCACCCGAACCACGGTCAGTATCTTCTACGATATTGATCTCAGTGATAGGCGGTGTCTCACACTTCTCAAGAACAAGCTGAGCGATGCGATCACCCTTCTTAACCTCAAAGTCTTTGTCCCCATGATTGAAGAGAACGACTTTGACTTCACCCGTATAGTCTGGATCAATGACACCAGCCCCAACCTGGATACCATGCTTGACGGCGAGTCCGGATCGTGGTGCGACGCGTCCATATACTCCAGATGGGAGAACAACTGTGATCCCCGTGGAGACAAGCCCTCTTTCCGACGCACGAATAACACAGTCCATATTGCTGTAGAGGTCATAACCCACAGAACCATCGGAACCACGAGTAGGAATAATAGAATCATAGGACAGTTTCTTGACCCCAAGGGACATTGTATTTTATAAACGACACTTCTCCTTATATTCCTTCACGAGGATTAGTTTCGCTTCAGGTAAACCCTTATTTGGTGGGTATTTACAAAAGTTTTTACAACGACAATGTTTCGTCTTTGAGAAGCACTCCTTCTTGGTGGCATAACATCGCAATGGTAAGTAGATATCCTTCGACATGTAACGCAAAATCCGATCGATGAATATCATTATTTGATTATAATTTCTACCTTTTAATTAGATGAATCACTGTCTCGTATTCGGAGCCCGAGGCCATCTGGCACAGACGAGAATCATCCCAGCTCTGAACAAACTGGAATGTCCACATACACCTATATCACGGAGTGTTATATCAAATCTACAACATCTCGAGAATACGTCAAACGTTGTCGCCTACATGTCTATTCCAACCCACAATTTTTGTGAAAACGTCGAACCCTATATGAATGTCGTCAACCCAACCTACATCTTGGAAAAACCTCACGGGCATTCACTAGAAGACTTTGAAAGAATACATTCATTCGTGAAGACGAACAATATGAACGTTCTCTATAATGATCACTATCTCGGAAAGAGTATACTCGATCGAATTGAGTTACCTGACAACCTGGAAAAAATTAAAATCACACTCCATGAAAGCCCCGATATCAATCAACGAATCGAATACTTTGATAGTGTCGGTATAATTTTAGATATGTACCAGAGTCACTGTGTCTTGTTGTTCGCGACCCTGTTGGCTAGACACTTTAAGCAAACGAGGAAAGAAATTCTACACGAGTTCAAATTTGTCAAGCCTCATGTCACACATATATCAAAGAGTGATCTCTACGTGGGTACAGCACCAACATCCTGTCGCGTATCGATGAAATATAAGGATATCTTTCTTGAAGCTGATATTTCAAAGATGGTACCGGACGAAAAAAGTATATCGATCAATGATCAGGATAACTACAACATGAATACCGGACGCTGTGCGTATGAAACAATTCTGGAAAAAATTAAGATGAACGACCTGTCCTCATGCATCGATGAACAAGAAGTCAGAGACCTATGGAATCACTTTTCAATAATGGAATGTTGACCAAAGTAATTACGTTGGGCCATCAAAAAATTTACAGACGTTCGGCGTTGATGCATAAAATCAAACTGTGTAAGAGCAGCCTGTACAGAAGGACACGGTATACCCGTTGCTGTACAGTACATAACAAACACTCTCGCGTCTTCGGCCGTCTGTTCGATGATGTCGTAGCAACTTTCCGCAATCATAGGACACTCAATGATCGTACCAGATGACCACGCATTGATTGTTCGACGCCGTTCGACGTTACGAGTATTCATGACATTGAAACCTTCGATGAGTGCCATAGCAAATACGAAACGTAGCGTGGAAGTTGCAATGTAGGGGTCAAACGCATAATTCAGATGCTGATTGACGTTAACCGCCTTGACATCACGACTCGTGAGTCTCGTATTAAGTGCAGCATTTAGAACAGGTGTGGGAATACCATACTCGGTAGCAACCTGTGAAGTCCATGATCCAGTGTTATTCATTTCTGCGACATCAAGGATCTTAGAAACGTTATAGTCACTCAACACTTTAAGAGCTGAGTTTACGATGTACCCATCAGCGTCAGTCTTTTTAGCTTCGTCAAGTGCCTGTTTCATGTAAAACGCATCCTGGTTACAGTATGCGTATACATCAGCGACACCCTGGAGCATACCGTATTCCACACCATTGTGAACCATCTTCGTAAAATGACCAACCCCATAATCATTACCCATATACGTAAAATTTTTACAGAAACTGGAAAAGAGATCGGTATTCTTAATGAACACATCTTCGTCGCAGCCAATCATCAAAGCAGGTCCCGAAAGGGCACCAAATGCACCACCCGATAGTCCAGTTCCGACGTAGTTCACGTTCTTCGACCTACACTTGGATCCCCTCTTTCTCGATGTCCTATAATGCTCATTGGAGCAGTCAATGATGGTATCGTTCGGGTCGAGTTTTTCTAGAAGGGATTTGACAACTCCGTCAGTGGCTTCACCGTTTGGGAGAGCTGTGAAAATGGTGCGTGGAGTATCCATCTCTGAAATGAAGGTATCCATATCAGGTGTGACCACGGATCGCGTCACTTTTGTTCGCTACTGCATCAACCTTTTCTTTTGTGCGACCATACACGTGGACATCACGAGAACGCTGGAGATTGAGAGCGAGGTTACCCCCGATGGCACCAAGACCGATGAGGCCAACCGAAGACATTGTGTTTTACTTACACGAGATTATTTTAAGTGTATAAAGATTACCATTCTTAAATAGGTACATGGAAGGAACTAAATTCAGACCCTGTTCATGGTGGGAAAAGGTTATCACACCAGAGGATAAGCCCATCAAATACCTTGAAATCGGAGTTCACTATGGTATGAACCTGTGGGAGATTGCAGACACTTACTGTAAACATCCAGATACGGAGATGCACGCGATTGACCCATGGGTTGATTATGATGAATACGACGAGTATGTCGGTGATCAGGATAAAATCTATAATCAGTTCCTAAAAAATTTGGACAATGCTCCACCTGAAGTAAAGAATAAACTCAAGATTCATCGCGGATTTTCTCGTGACGTGATTCCGACTCTGGAAGATGATACATTTGATATCATTTTTGTTGATGGAAACCACGAAGCTGAATGGGCCTTGGAAGACGCCGTTCTTTCGTGGCGTAAATTAAAGTCGGGGGGATGGATGATTCTCGATGACTATGGTCCCGACCCTGTGAACCCAACCGCGGGTTTACAGGCATTTGCGAGTGGATACAGGAACGTCATCGACATCGACAAGAGTGGTATCCATGACGGTCAGATGTTCATCAAAAAGAAATAATCGTAACTAACAGATGATACTCGTAGTACTATTTATCATATGGTTCTTCGTATATGCACGCATCTGTTCGTGTACAGACGAGCGATTCGTGTGTGCACGAACCGAATTTTATGGGTTCCAGTATGGACACCTTTTCTTTTATACGATTGCGGGAATGTTGTACCCGGACAAGTTCAAGACATGGATAGGTCTGGGATTCGCGTGGGAATTATTCGAATACTGGCTCTCGAGTAGACCAGACATCGTGAAAAAGCTCGGTGGGTGTTTGGGACGATACGAAGGGAGGGATGAAGGTCCTCCATGGCTTCGTAAGGTGTATGGCGGTAAACCAAAACAAGAAAATTTCATAGACCGTGCTCTCGGTATCAAGAACTCGACAGAGCATACATGGCATTATTCAGTGGGTGAAAATGTGACGAACGTCGTCGGATTTTTAATTGGTAAATACCTCCTTCAATCGGGATCGAACCGATGACCTCGCGATTAACAGTCGCACGCTCTAACCAACTGAGCTATGAAGGAATGGTCCTCTCTACCTGAATCGAACAGGTGACAAATGGAACTACAGTCCACTGCTCTACCAACTGAGCTAAGAGAGGGGAAGCTCCCACCAAGATTCGAACTTGGGGTGGTGGATTCAAAGTCCACAGTGTTAACCAACTACACTATAGGAGCGTGATCTCTTCCAATCGGGATCGAACCGATGACCTACAGATTAACAGTCTGCCGCTCTACCTACTGAGCTATGGAAGATAGTGCTGAGAGTGGGGTTCGAACCCACGCGTGCGAACGCACAGACGATCTTAAGTCGTACCCCTTAGACCAACTCGGGCATCTCAGCCTAATATATCTTATACTTGTATCAAATCTTTAAGCACTTTGGTGGTGGCTCAAAGGCTGTCTTTTCCTTTAGTTCTTGACGCTGTTTAAGTTTCTTAATGTCGGCACCCTGACAGTCGTGTTTCGTTAGGTTGATACAACTTGGACAGAAGCTACCTTCACAATATTGACAATCAATGGGAACACCACACTTCTTGCGACACAGTTGGCAGGGCATACCTATTTTAAGTGTACATTTTTTAAATTAGTTAAAAGGGTGTAGTCTATGTAAACAAAAAAAGAGATGCTGATCCTCCGAGCCATCTGGGGTACTCTATATGACATGACTCCTCATTACCTGGGTAATCTATGCACAATGACTAAGACAGTTTTATGGGATGCCCCTCAGCGTTTCTACCTTGATATTGAGCTGGAATACCTTCGATTGAAACGTATTTCTGAGCCTGAACCTGAACCTGAACCTGAACCTGAACAGAAAAGATTGATCAATGCATTCCTAAGTCGGTTCTGGAGAATCTACAAGTAATGATGTTTACACAGGACTTTGCACTGGCCTTTTGTCAGGCTACGAACACACTCTGCACCGACGTTCAACGAGAGATTTGGAATCTCTGCATCCAAGAACCCGAGTGCCCACCGGCACCCAAAAAAAATGTTTAAAAGTTTTTTAGAGTTTGTCGGGGTGAGGACGAACACTCATCAACCAGTTTTGATCCGGGCCATCAATCAATGTAACGAAGTTCGTTACATTCAAGTATCTGAAAACCCTCATTCAGAGCGTCGAGAACTTCTTGATGTTCTCCTTACGAAGTGCAAAAGACTCATGTCCTTCGTAGTGGAGAAAGAATCTGATAGTGATACGTTCTATGATATCATGGAGTTGACGAACAAGGTGAGACTTGCCCTTTATAGAAATGACGATATCACACATCTGTATGACGAATTTAACGTGTATGCCTCTAAATACAAAAAAAATTCTAGATCATCGATGAATCTTAGCGACTTAGAGGTTTAATACAATGGTGAATAATGGAATGCCCCGTGTGTTACTGTGATACGAATCTTGTACAGTTGACGTGTGGGCATACTCTTTGTGCTTCGTGTACAAAGAAATGGTATCTTCAACACCGGGGTTGTGCGACATGTCCCATGTGTCGACAATCTCTGTGTTTTAAAAATATCATACACAAAAAAAAGCAATGGAATGTCGAACGTTGTCATCAACTTTACACAGAGTTTATTGATGAGCTGATATTTGATTGTACTGAAGAGTATTTCCCCGTATTATTGCAGTGTATGTCCATCATACAGGATAGGTATACATTTACGATGAAAAGTTACCCAGACGTTACGAGTGATGCTATGGAGTTTATTTTACGATACTCGTGGATTCCACTCGAACCCGAAGATGTATATAATCATGACATCCCAACCTTCATGCACTACCTTTTTGTCAATAGAACTGAATATCATAACCTAAGTAGTTCACAATACGTAAAATTTCAAGTCGAAATGGATCTCTTCCATAAACTTATCGATCTTATTGATCGGAACTCGGAGAAGATTCCTGATGGGGACTATCTCCAGATGTGTGACACTATACAAGAACTTCGAAAGCAAGTGAAGCCACCATCGTTCTTGTTGAATCAGAACCAACCCCTACATTTACCGAGTGATCCCGATACCAATGCTCAGAGAGAAAGAGAACAGCTTCATCAGCGATGGAGGGAAGTTGATTACCCAGGTTTAAATGAATTCTTACGAGAGTTACATGAAGAGTGGTCCGAAACCTAAGTGAATAGGGACATTTGTAATTTTAAGAAACAATGGAAGAACTTATGAGTCTCATCGATAAAAACTCCCATAAAATACCCGAAGGTGATTATATCCGAATGTGTCGATTACTGAAAGAAATGTACAAAAGCAGGGATCGATTACTTGTTACACCTGATGTGGTTGGTGAAGATTTCATCATGACATCAGATGCATTCAATAAATGCCACACGTGGATCAGAAGTACGGAAGCTCTCCGAGACGCCTTCGAAGAACACGAAAAAGATCCAACAGATAAATTGAAATTAGCAATCTATAAACAGATTCGAGAAGCATCTAACCTATATTGGAGAGAACTTAACCAAACGCATGGATGTGAGGAACTCATGTGGTTTGTGCACAGGGGAACACTCGCACAACGTGATTTCAGGTATTATGGTAGGGCGGTGCGGAGGGGTCAGGTCTAGGGAGTGATCGTACTTCAATACACGCGGAAGGATCTATCGTCCCTGGTGCGTGTAGTTGTTTTAGTCTAGATAATTCCTGTAATTGAATATGTATTTGTTTTAGTTCGTTGCATATCTTCACATACACCCACTCTCTCTTTGTTGGGAACATCTCATCATCCATGATATCCATGATTTTTCGTACGTGTTCCATACCTAAGTGAGGCTCAGAATTTATATTTTCAAGAAAAAAATGGGTTCTACCCGAAGCCATCCACTCCCTCCCGGTATTTTCGTTGAGATGAAGCCCTCCCCAGATGAGTTTGATAACTGGACCGAAGAGGATTTTGACAGGGAAATCAAAAGGCTTCGAGAGCGTGTCAGGGAACTCACGTCCCAAAAGGTCACACGCGTCGATTATGAAGAAGTTGTACTGGATC